CGGGGTGCGAGGGGAGGGGGTAGGGCCAGCGGGGTCGATGGTCCGGCTACGTAGGCACCACAGAACCCGTGAAAATTTTTTTCAAAAATCAAAAACCCAATGGGTCCACTTTCCCCACGTTGCACAGATTCCCGCCAAGCTGTACACTCACGCTCACTATGGAACAAGGAAACCCTCAGTTCGTAGGCACGGTTGTCACCGGTGAAACCCCGCTCCCAAACTGGCTGTCGTGCCCAGACCCCAAGCCCCCACGGCCCACCAAGGCCGCGAGAGAACTGTTGCACCTCGAATATGAGCAAATCTTCGAGCGTGTCATCGAGGACATCTATCGCGGGCGCTCCCTGCAATCCCTGATCGAAGACGACCCGCGCATCATCTCGTATGAGGACTTCCTGCGCTGGGTCAAGCGCGACCCCCAAAGGAACGAGCGGTTCAAGGAAGCGCAGGAGATGCGCACCGAGTTCTTGGCCGGGGAGATTCTTGAGATTGCCGATGGGGTGGAGGCCATTGATCCGTCGAGTAGTGATACCGTCAACCGCGACAAGCTGCGCATCGATACGCGCAAATGGCTCATGAGCGCCCACAATCGCAAGCGGTACGGCGAAACAAAGCAGATCGAGGTGGGCGGGACGATCTCGATCACTGAGGCGCTGGCGCAGGCTCAGGCCCGGGTGATTGAAGCCGAGGTGGTCGATGTGACCCCGAGATTGGAGAACTCCGATGATTAAACTGATTGGCCTGATCGTGGTGGTTGCCGCGATCGCACTCGTCATTGACTGGATGTTTGACTGATGCAGAAGATGCGTTACTCGCCCGAGGAGGAGCAACTGCTGATGTCGCAGTTGTGGAGTCCTGCGATCAAGGACGACCCCGAGGCGTTCGTGCTGTTCGCGTTCCCGTGGGGACAGAAGAACACACCCCTCGAACACTTCAAGGCACCCCGGGCGTGGCAGCGCAGAACACTGCGGCGCATCCGGGACTTCATCAAGGAGAACCGGGGCAAGCTGACAGACGGTGATCTGATTGATGCACTCAGGCGGGCGGTGTCGTCCGGCCGGGGTGTCGGTAAGTCGGCACTCGTGTCGTGGCTGATCCTGTGGATGCTGACAACCCGGATCGGCAGTTCAGTCATCGTGTCGGCCAACAGCGAGAACCAGTTGCGCAAGGTGACGTGGGGTGAACTGACCAAGTGGGTCACGATGGCGATCAATGCCCACTGGTGGGAACCCACGGCTACCTCGCTCAACCCGGCCGCTTGGTTGACCGAGTTGGTCGAGCGTGACCTGCGCAAAGGCACCCGGTACTGGGGTGCCGAGGGGAAACTGTGGAGCGAGGAGAACCCTGACGCCTACGCCGGTGTGCACAACATGGACGGCATGATGGTGATCTTCGACGAAGCCTCGGGTATCCCAGACAGCATCTGGTCCGTGGCAGCGGGCTTCTTCACCGAGAACATTTTGGACAGGTACTGGTTCGCGTTCTCCAACGGACGGCGCAACACCGGGTACTTCTACGAGGCCGTGGACGGCAACAAGCGCGACTTCTGGGAGTCCGAGAAGATCGACGCCCGCACCGTCGAGGGCACCGACAAGTCGATCTACCAGCAGATCATCGAGGAGTACGGCGAGGACTCCGACGAGGCCCGGGTCGAGGTCTATGGGGATTTCCCTAAGTCCGGTCAAGACCAGTTCATCGCACCCCACCTCGTCGATGACGCCATGAAGCGCGACCAGTGGAAAGACATGACCGCGCCCGTGATCATCGGGGTGGACCCGGCCCGGGGCGGCATGGACTCCACCGTGATCGCCGTGCGCCGTGGGCGTGACATCGTGGCGATCAAGCGGTTCCGGGGCGACGACACCATGACCACGGTCGGGCACGTCATCGACGCCATCGAGGAGTACCGGCCAGCCCTGACCGTGATCGACGAGGGTGGCCTTGGCTACGGCATCCTTGACAGATTGACCGAGCAGAAGTACAAAGTGCGCGGGGTGAACTTCGGCTGGAAGGCCAAGAACCCAATCATGTGGGGCAACAAACGCGCCGAGATTTGGGGAGCCATGCGTGACTGGCTCAAGTCGGCCAGTTTGCCGCAGGACAGGCTTCTCAAGGCTGATCTGATCGGCCCGATGAAGAAGCCCAACTCGGCAGGCACCATATTCTTGGAGGGCAAGAAGGAAATGAAAGCCCGTGGACTGGCCTCACCGGATGCTGCTGACGCCATCGCCGTGACTTTTGCTTTCCCTGTTGCACATCGGGAGTACAATGAACGAACGGTCCAGCGGCGCAACGCGCAAAATGGGCCACTTGCAACATCTTGGATGGGGGCGTGATGGCAACGAAGAAAAGTGTCTCTTTGAGCGTCAAGAAGGGCGAAAAGCTGCCCGTCTCCAAGGGCGCTGGCCTGACTGAAAAGGGCCGCGCCAAGTACAACCGGGAAACCGGCTCCAACCTCAAAGCCCCCGCCCCCAACCCAAAGACCAAGGCAGACGCAGGCCGCAAAGCCAGCTTCTGTGCCCGCATGGAAGGGGTCGTCAAAAACGCCAAGGGGCCAGCCGAGCGGGCCAAGGCATCCCTCAAACGCTGGAAGTGCTGATCATGGCTACCAAACCCGGACTCTACGCAAACATCCACGCCAAGCGCGAACGCATCAAGGCCGGTTCCGGCGAGAAGATGCGCAAACCCGGTAGCCCCGGTGCGCCCACCAACAAGGCGTTCAAGGAATCGGCCAAAACGGCCAAAAAACCCGCAAGGAGCAAGTGATGCCACTCGTGAAAAGCCCCTCCAAAGAGGCGTTCCGCAAGAACGTCAAGGCTGAAATCAAGGCCGGAAAACCCCAAAAACAGGCCGTTGCCATCGCGTACAGCGTCAAGCGAGAAGCCGCCAAAAAAGCCCCGATGAAGTCCAAAAAATGAGATTGCAAGCCACTCAAGACTGCCTGATCGTGCGTCCCGACATGGAGAAACACGACCTTTTCATCCTCCTGCGACAGAAACAAACGGGCACCGGTGTGGTCATTTCCGCTGGTCCGGACGCCAAGGACGTGAAAGTGGGCGACCGGGTGCTGTTTGGAGATTCCATCGGTCAAGACTTACAATGGGAAGGTGAAGACCTCCTCGTGATGCGAGAGGCACACACCCTCGGAGTATTCGACGCATGAAAGACACCACCGGAATCGTGGCCGCAGCGAATGTGGCAAAAAACGGCCCGTACCCGTCAAAAGGCGGTTCCGAGGACATCCTGACTGTCGCCCGTTCACGCATGACGATGGCGATCTCGGCTTTCTCCGAGACACGCGAGAGTGAACTCGACGACCTGCGGTTCTACGCAGGCTCCCCGGACAACCAGTGGCAGTGGCCCGCTGATGTGCTCCAGACCCGTGGCGCGGTCCAAGGTCAGACCATTAACGCCCGCCCCTGCCTGACCATCAACAAGCTGCCCCAGCACGTCAAGCAGATCACCAACGAGCAGCGGATGAACCGTCCCGGTATCAGGGTGATCCCGGCTGACGACAAGGGCGATGTCGAGGTGGCCGAGGTCTACAACGGTGTGATCCGTCACATCGAGTACATCTCTGACGCTGACGTGGCCTACGACACCGCCTGCGAGAACCAAGTCTCCTACGGCGAAGGTTACATCCGCATCCTGACCGAATACTGCGACGAAGACACCTTCGATCAAGACATCAAGATCGGGCGCATCCGCAACAGCTTCTCGGTCTACATGGACCCCCTGATTCAAGACCCAACCGGCTCTGACGCCCGTTGGTGCTTCATCACGGAAGACCTGACCAAAGCCGAGTACGAGCGTCTGTACCCCAACGCCGCCCCCATCAACACCCTGATGTCGCTGGGCGTGGGCGACCAGTCCATCAGCCAGTGGATCAGCGAGAACACGGTCCGCATCGCCGAGTATTTCTACATCGAGTATGAGAAGGCCACGCTGAACCTGTATCCCGGCAACGTGACCGCTTTTGACGGCGCCGCCGAGGACAAACAGCTTCGCATGATGTTCGGCAAGCCCCTGCGCCAGCGCCCCTCTGACCGCAAGAAGGTCAAGTGGTGCAAGATCAACGGCTACGAAATCCTCGAAGAACGCGACTGGGCAGGTTCGCACATCCCCGTGGTGCGCGTGGTCGGCAACGAATTCGAGGTCGATGGCCGGGTTTACGTGAGCGGTCTGGTGCGCAACGCCAAAGACGCGCAGCGCATGTACAACTACTGGGTGTCGCAGGAAGCCGAGATGCTGGCGCTGGCCCCCAAAGCCCCGTTCATCGGCTACGGCGGTCAGTTCGAGGGCTACGAGCAGCAGTGGAAGACGGCCAACACCCAGAACTGGCCGTATCTGGAAGTCAATCCTGACGTTACAGACGGTCAGGGTGCTGTCCTGCCACTACCCCAGCGGGCACAGCCTCCGATGGCCTCCAGCGGCCTGCTGCAAGCCAAGGCGGGCGCTTCTGAAGACATCAAGTCGGCCACCGGCCAGTACAACGCCTCGCTGGGCATGACCAGCAACGAGCGTTCTGGCAAGGCCATCCTTGCGCGTCAGCGCGAAGGTGACGTAGGAACCTATCACTATGTGGATAATCTGGCCCGCGCTATTCGCCATGTTGGCCGTCAGTTGGTGGACCTGATCCCCAAGATTTACGACACCGAGCGGATTGCCCGCATCATTGGCGAAGACGGCGAACCATCGACCGTCAAGATGAACCCGATGCAAGAGGAACCGGTCAAGAAGATCGTGAACCAAGAAGGCATCGTCATCGACAAAATCTACAACCCGTCTGTCGGCAAGTACGATGTGCGCGTCATCACCGGCCCCGGCTACGCTACCAAGCGTCAGGAGGCTCTGGAGTCGATGGCCCAACTGTTGCAGGGCAACCCGCAGCTTTGGAGCGTGGCAGGCGACCTGTTCGTCAAGAACATGGACTGGCCCGGTGCCCAAGACCTCGCCAAGCGGTTCCAGAAGACTCTGGACCCCAAGGTGCTGGCCGACGAGGACAACCCGGCTCTGGTCGCTGCCAATCAACAGATGCAAGCCATGCAGGCCGAGATGCAGAACATGTTCGACATGCTGCAAAATGTCCAGCGGTCAATGGAGGAGCGTGAACTCGCCATCAAGGAGTACGAGGCCGAGGTCAAGGCGTATCAGGCCGAGACACAGCGCATCAGCGCCGTGCAGGCCAGCATGACCCCAGAGCAGATTCAGGACATCGTGATGGGCACCATCGCGGCCGCTGTGGACACCGGCGATCTGGTTGCCGGTGCGCCCGAGATGCGTGAAGTACCAGAGATGGGCGAGATGCCCGAGCAAGGAGAAATGAATGAAATGCGCTGATTTCGTGGGCACGTTGTTTCTGGCACGGGATGTCGCGCATTCCGTTCACCTGAACACCCGCAGCTTTGCCAAACACTCGGCCCTGAACGAGTTCTACGACGAGATCGTGGAGTTGGCCGACAAGTTCGCCGAGGCATATCAGGGCCGTCATGGTCTGATCGGCCCCATCAGCCTGATGTCGGCCAAAAAGACCACCAACATCGTCGAGTTCCTTGAGGATTCGATGGCTGACATTGAGAAGATGCGGTTCGAGGTTTGTGAGAAAACAGATACCCCGATCCAGAACATCATCGACGAAATCGTGGGCCTTTACCTGTCCACCCTATACAAGCTAAAATTCCTCGCATAAGGAGCCAACATGGAACTCTTGAACCCCCTGTCCAAAGCGGACTTCCCCGCCCAGTCTGTCTCGTACACGGGCACTGCTGGCTCCACGACCGGCTGGAACGCTGGTCCTGAAGGCGTGATGGTCTGGTCCGACCAGCCCTGCTACGTTGAAGTGGGTACCGGCGCTGTGGCAACGACTGCCAGCACCCCGATCCCGGCCTACACCCCGATCCCGTTCAAAGTGCCAATCGGCACGTCTGCCATCTGGCGTGTGAGCGCGATTCAAGTGTCCACTGGCGGCACCGTGTACGCCAAACCCATCAACACGAAATGAGTTTCCTTGCTGCCCGTAACGCAGTGGCTATCGGCATCGGTGGCATCGTTTCGCTCTTTGGTGGCCGTGCTTCTGAGGTGGCTCAAAGCAATCTTCTCTGTGAAAACGGAGACAACCTCGTCCAAGAGGACGGCGGTCTTATTTTGTTGGAGTAACGAAATGCCTGCTGTATCACTTTCGATTTTCGGCGGCGTTGGCGCTCAGTTTTTTGACAACAACGGCGTCCCGCTTTCGGGTGGAAAAATTTACACTTACGAAGCCGGTACAACAACGCCGCTGGCGACATATACGTCAAGTACGGGTAACACCGCACACACAAACCCGATCATTCTTGATGCTGCGGGGCGAGTTCCCGCTGGCGGTGAAATCTGGAATGCGTTGCAACTGTACAAGTTTGTCTTGAAGACAGATGCGGATGTGACACTTGCAACATATGACAATGTTGGCAGTAGTTTCAACGCCATTGCGATCATTGCTAATTTCACAGGAAACGGGTCCACTACTGTGTTCACTCTTGCAACGGCACCGGCTGGTGAGAACGCCACTAACGTATACGTCAATGGCGTGTATCAGCAAAAAAACACATACAGTGTTGTTGGAACCACTTTGACGTTTTCAGAAGCACCTCCTCGCACTTCGTCAATCGAAGTAAATTACGTCTAAGGATTTGACATGGCAGATTCTAAAATTTCCGCACTTCCATCGGCAACAACCCCGCTTGCCGGTACCGAAGTTTTGCCAATTGTTCAGTCAGGTGTGACGAAGCAGGTAAGTGTCGCCAACTTAACAGCGGGACGACCAATTAATGCAACTGTTGCAACTTTGAGCAGTTATTTGAAATCAAATGCGTTGGCAACAAATTGGACATTTGATACAACGGATGCTGCTGTAACAATTACAAATGGAAATTCTATAACATTCGCGGGATTTTCTGGAATGTTTTTGCTTACGGAAACAGCAGTTTATGGTGCAACTGGTTTGTTTATTGCAGGCGGCGGCGCAATTGTTTTAATTTCACAATCGACCGGGATTAACTACACGACCACGAGTGGGGCAGGAAACATTCGTTTTTACTGGAACAGTGGAGTTCCCGGATACACGTTGCAAAACAACAGTGGTTCGACATTGACATTCAACATCTGCTCTTTCAAAAACAGGACATCGAACTAAAATGGAATACACAATCGTTGAAAAAAAAGACAATGTGTTTGTGATTGACGTGATAGTTCATGGCGAACCTCATCGCTGCTTGTTCGTGTGCGATGAATCTGAAGTTGATTCGGCAGTTGAATGTTTCGCAAACACCATACTCAATCCTGTAACACCGGGAGAATCAAATGGCTCTAACTAAAGCAAGCTATTCAATGGTGACTGGCGCACCGTTGAATGTGTTAGATTACGGTGCCGATCCCACAGGCGTTGCAGATTCATCTGCTGCATTTGCGGCGGTTGTTGGGTCAAACCGAAATGTGATCGTTCCTGCCGGTAACTATAGATTTACCAGCAGTGTAACAATTCCTACAAGCACATTTACAAAATTCATAGGTGAGGCAAACATTCCTGTCCCTGCCTCAAAAATCACAGTTGATTTTGACGGACCAGCTTTTGTTTCCAATGCAGGTAGCACTTCTTTTTATTGCTTTGAAAACATTTTTGCGACCGTAAATAACCCAACATCGAAAACAAACACGGCCTTTGTGAAAGATGATGGTGATGCTGTTCACTGCAATTTCAAAGGACTGGTGCTGAAATACTTTAAACAGCCGGGTATTTTGTTGAATGCTGGTTTTGTTTGTTGTTTTGATCATGTGCTGATTCAAAATTGCTACAACTACGGTATCAAAGTCAATGGTGGCAGTGACAACCGCTTTGTGCGAGTACTTGCTGACTTTACAGATGGTGGTGGGATTGATGCCTTCGGTGGTGGATTCGTAATTGATAATTTTTATTCCGAAAATTCCTGCCAACGCAATGACCCTGCGACTTTTAATGAGTCTTGGCGTGACATTAACCTTGGTGGAACAAATCACACAATTATCGGTGGAATAATTGCGTCTTATCCTCAAAACAATAAGGCGCCTATTCGGCTAAGTAACAGTTTCAACACTTGCATCATCGGGTTGCGAGGTTTCTCTCTTGGTGCTGGCGCACCTTCCTATGTTGAAATTATCGGCACCGACGGGGGAACGGTAATTCAGCAATCCGAAGGATTG